TCCAGGACGGGAACGTAGCAAAGGTAGTTGGTTGTAGCGGCGCGATATAAGTAGCTTACCCACCCGCCTCTTTAGCTCAGTTGGCCAGAGCACGTGATTTGTAATCTCGGGGTCGTTGGTTCGAATCCGACAAGAGGCTCACCAAAAAGGGAGGAAAAGTCCTCCCTTTCTCGTTGGTTCTTAGGAAGATAATTGATAAATGCCAATATGAATTGACATTCTTGGGGTTCTCAATTTAGAGGTAAAATATGACAGCGAATGACAGAATATGTCATCTTATGCCATATTTGTGATACCAATACGATACCCTTCGTGATACCTTCTTCAGTATCTCGCCCCACCATCTACATTCAATCATACTTAAAAAGATAAAAGTATGAACAATGTATCTGTCCGGCTCGTCTTTGATAGAAAGCACGTGGCCACCAAGAAACGTCAAGCCTCTGTACAAATGGAGGTGACATTCATGCGGAAACGCAAGTTTATCAGCACTGGAATCAAATTGTATTCCGACCAATGGAGTAAAGATTCCATAGTTAAAAACCACCCACAATCCCTGTTGTTTAACCAGCAGTTGAAGGATATGATAGCGAACATTTATGATTTCGCTCACCAGCTGGAGATTCAAAAAAGAGATTTTTCTTTCGACAAGTTGGATGATTATCTGAAAAGTTGCGGAGTTGACACATCGGATTCCTTCCTTCATTTCATGTACAAGCGTATCATGGAACGTCCCATATCCGAGACTACCAGGGCAAAGCAATTGTACAAGTTCAATGCCCTAAAAGAGTTTGGAAAAATAAGGAACTTCTCAGACATCTGCTATCAAAACATTATGGCATGGGATGAGTTCGCAAGAAAACGCTGTAATCGTCAGTCTGCTGTGTACAATTACCATAAGGTGCTGAAAGCGTTTGTACGTGAAGCGTATGCCGCCCAGTTGATAACTATAGACCCATATCAGACCATCAAATTGGATCACGGTACCAGCGAAAGTAGAAAATTCCTAACCAAAGAAGAACTGAAACGTATTGAGGAGAAGGTTTTTGAGGACAAATGCCTTGATAGGGTTCGTGACCTATTCTTGTTTTGTTGTTACACAGGCCTGGCGTATGCTGATTTGGTAAAGTTTGATTTTAATGAGGCTGTTTATACTGACGGAATGTATCGAATACGTGACTGCCGGCAAAAGACTGGCACACAGTATAATATATCATTGGTGAGTAAAACTATGGCTATTCTGAAAAAATACAATTTTAAGCTGCCTATCATTACCAATCAGAAATACAATGCTTTCTTGAAAGTGGTTGGCTCCTTTTGTGAAATAAAAAAGCGTTTAACCAGTCATGTTGCGAGGCATACATTCGCTACCACTGTAATATTAGGTAACGGCGTAAGAATTGAGGTCGTAAGTAAAATGCTTGGCCATACCAATATCCGTACAACTCAGATCTACGCCAAAATCTTCCAAGAAGAGGTTGACCGTGAGTTTAACAGGATAAACGATATGGTATGAATACGAAGATTATAACGGTAAAAGAAGCGGCTGATTATTTGCGTGTCGCATATAGAACTGTCCAAAGATACCTGTCGGAAGGCAAAATCCCATATACTAAGCCGGCAGGCCGGATTCTTATAAAAGAACAAGATTTGATGAACTTCGTGAATATGACGAATAGATAATGGTATTACAATAAATTTATATGTTAGATAATTGGAAATTGTGTATTATAAAAAGAGACCTATAAATAGGTCTCTTTTTATATTATATTGAATTATATTTTACTACTCCATATAAAAATTGAGGAGAATGAAATGAATAATCCTTTTCTTTTCCGGATTTATATGTAATAGACATTATCAGCTTGTTATCGTTTGTATAATAATTGGATGCAAATAAATATTTGCCAACTGTTTTGTCTAAAAATGCCTTCTGCTCCTCATCCGTAGAATTTTGAAAATCAAAATCTTTCTTTAGAAAATTATGAATTATTTGTTCTATTTGAATGTTATCCAACTTTGTATTTACAATATTGACAACTTTACGAGCTTTGAATCCATTGTTGACGGAAATGTTTTTTAATGGATGCTCTTTTAATGTTCTTTCGTTATCTATTTTATAAACAACAAAACGTCCAATCAATTTTTCCAAACTTTCATCAGGAAGTCGCTCTGGCTCTGGTTGTACAAATATTGTAGATTGATTCTTTATGCCCAATGGCTCCAAAGAAGGCCCTTCTATAATTAATGGTGTCAATTTTGAGACATCGACTTCAACATCCCCATCTTTGTAAATGGGATTGTTTTTAGGTAATGGGATATTGCGAGTATTTGGCTTACCACAATCAGGACTTCCTGCATAAGCTACATCTACAGTAATTGTTGTTTTCCCAATGATTGAACGTAGTGTGAGATATGCCACACTTCCAATTCCCAATGTTAATATATCTAACATATTTTCTAAACGCTTTTTACAGATACTTCTGGTCTAATTATACTTAACGATGCTATTTTAAGTCTTATCATATTATAAAAAAGCAACAACATCCAAATTGCTTTAATACAAACAGTTTTATGATAATATGCGCTCATTACCAAAATAATGAATATGCAACATATACTTATATATGTATTTTGAGTCCACTTTTTATCTAATTCTTCATTGGGACTAACAAATGAAATTGTATATATATAATCTGCAAAGAAAGCCACAGTCCAAATTAGCAAGGGGGTATAGATTTCACAGGCACAACTATTTTGGGTAATAAAACTAAAATCACCTTTGATAATACCATTATATGATGAAATCAATGAAATCACCGCCCATAAAAAGACATATATGCCTTTTTTGTGTTTCCCTATAAATGTATCAAACATAATTTTTCTATCTATCGTTAAATGATTATTCTCTTAAAAACGTGGTGCAAAGGTACAAAATTTATTTCAAAAACACTTTCACTTTTGAGAAGAACATCAATAAGACCAACAGATTTAACATTATTTTTAGCATTGCCAGCACTTTCTTCTATACTTTTTCCATTTATAGGATTACAAAAATCCCCTCGAATGTGAACAACATCATTCGAGGGAACAATAATTAGAGCAGACCAAGAACAAGTCCGACAAGTCCCCAGAACACATCTCTCCATTTAGGAGTACCTTGTTCCATTTTCTTATCATATACCAGCTCTTTGGCCATGATTGCAATTATAACAACAACAACGAATACTACTGGAAGAAATAGCTTCAGCACGCAAGTAAGCACTGCTGCAACTATCAAATGCTGTGCGCCATCTAAACGGAGATATTTAGCACACGCTGCATCAAATTTCTGTTTAATGTTTACCAACCACTTCATTTATAATAAATAATTATAGATAATCAAGCCAAGCAAATGACTGGCGTTCTTTAAGATACATGAGATACGACTGATTGTTGTATGCTTCCTGCTCAAAAGTTATGTTCCTATAGGCGTTGCCCTTCTTAAACAGTCGTAGTCCCCATTCAATTACATACCACAGATAGAAAAACACATACAGCATTTCTTTCATCTGTGCAGTGTGGATAGCTTCGTGGTTGAGATCTGTATCACGCATTGTACATCCCTTTCTGACAAATAGTACACCAAACAAGTTGATGGCTTTAAATCCTGGGAATGGTAGGATGTTATTATAAATGATTTTCATACGTGCCAAGGGTTTTTATATGGATCATATTCGGTCTGGAAAGTAGCCATCTGCCAGTCTGTTAACTCTTCACCTCTACAGTTCAGCTTTCTTGGAATTTGAGGATTCAGTTTCAGTCTGTTAGCATCTTTAAGCCATTGCATAGAGTGCTCATAATCATCTACACGTACCTGACTGATGTTGTTCGGAGACACGAGCTTATGTAATTCGTACAATGCCAGCTGAACCATGTGTTTCTTTAAGTTGAAATTACGTGGGTCTTTGTAAAAAATGTTGACTTCCAATTCTGGTTTATCGGCATTGGGGTTCATAATTGGGTAATAAACCGCACCCTTATAGACTACATACTCATGCTCAGAAAGCTCGTATGTGTCAAGACTGCTGTCATATTCGCCTATCATCCCCCAGCAGTCAGAATCCATTGGCGTGACAAATTCGTCATACCCTTCCATAGTCATAAGGGTAAAATACTTATCACTGAATTTTACAACTGTCCACAATTTATAGGGGATAGCCTCCCAATCCACAACTTCTACCTGCTCCCATACCATCACTCCTGGAATACGTATGTTCCCAAAATCAAAGCCATTTGGTTTTAGGCAGGTATATACTGTGTTGTTGAACCGTACCATATTTGATGGGTAGTAGTTCAACATTTGAGAATATGGCTGTACCTTTTCAATGTCAATAGGCTCTTCATACTCCTGCCAATATGGTTCTGAAGCAGGAGCCTTGTAACCGTTGATAGCTTGCAGAACCTCACAGATTTCTCCATCTAAATAAAAATGACTACCTACTGGATAGGTAATTTTTCTATTATATTCAAACAGATATTTTCCACGATTAAGCTCTTTTTCAATTTCATAATTTTCTGACAAGTAATCAACAATAGAGGCTTCTGCGGCTTGTTCTGCCTGCTCAAACCTTTTCTCATCCCCTCGTATCAGCTGTCCAAGGGCCTGTTCTGTGATTATACTGGTATAATCGCTGTTGTTCAAAAATCGTCTATACATAACTAATATTCAAATGTAGAATATACTTGACTGTTTGTAGATGTAACTGGAGTGTTTGTTTCTGCATTTTGAAAGCGTTTCCATTCTTGGCTAAGAAACAGCACGCATACATAATCCAATATATCAGACAAGTGTCCGTACTTTTCTTCTTTGCCTCCAGTTTTAGGATTCAGAACTTTTTTCTTTATCTTTGTCCCGTCACTGTTTTTTTGCTGATATACGAGGTCTTCAGTGAATTTCCTGCACCTCATATCAATCTCAATTTTCCAGCCGGCATAGCCATTAAAAAGGGCATTTACGAACTCTAATCGAGTAGCCTGTGGCGGCTGTTTAGAAAGCAACTTGATATGTGGATTTAACACACTGTTTTTCAAGTTGTCCTTTATTATAGTATAGTTGTTTACGCCGTCTTCTGTTTGTGTGCTTCTGGCAATTCCTGCCGGGTCTCCTGTAATAATCATGCCGCCAAGATGTTGCCTTGCAAGATGCTTCTCCCGTACTTTATGAGCCAGTTTAGGGGTGTTGTTTTCTTTATTCTCTGGTTTACCCAATGTTTCCTCTAAGATATACATCTTTTTATGTTCAAAATCGAACTGAAATTCCAATTCGCTCATATATGGTGCCACGTTGAAATCCCATCCGGAGATAAGAGGTTTCATCGGATCATATATCTTTTCACGCAAACCAGAGATAAGATGCTTTTCGCCATCGAAATTCCAATATGCTGCCATAATGTTGGCATCTACGAAATCCCAGTTGCCATACAGAAGTCTCTCTCGTGTTGCCCTGTCAGTAATTTTGTTAAGGGCTGCAACGTATGTTTGTACGAAGCTCTTGTCTGGGTTATCAAATACAGAGAATGGCACGTATGCTTCTCCTTCTCTACATTTGACAGGGGTTCCATCGTCATCTTGCACAAATCTGGATCGAACCCATGTAATACAAGGGTTGGTGGACATCATCATACGGGCGGTTTTGAAAGTTTCTGAAGTTCTCCAACGAAGACGTGAAAATAACACTTCTATCGCCCTTTCTGAAATTTCCGACACCTCATCAATAAATGCAATGGTGTATTCCGAAGAGCCAAAGCGTTCAAAGTTGGGGTCTGACGGTAAATCAACCATCTCTTGCATAATGATGACAGAATCATTCCAGAATGTCAAGGTACCATCCAGATTGTTTATTTTATAATGTACCCCCTCTTTTAACCCCCATTCCTTACATACTTTTTTGATGGTATTCCATGTTGAGCCTTTCAGACTCTTCAATGTCTTACGTGCCACAACTGCTCGTATATCTGAAAACCTGATACAGCTGCTGACGAGCCAGCAGCTACCCAAGTAGGATTTACCACCACCGGCAGCTCCTCCACCAAGAATTAATTGTGGCAAGTCCGTAGAACCACAGGATTCACAATATGGTTGATATTTAGGGTTTCCCTTTTCATCATACCCAACCATTTTTTGTAAGATATGACCACCACAATGAGGACAATAATCTGGCTGGAGTAATTTCCATAACTCGTATTGTCTTGGTGATGGTTTGAAATCAATTTTTAAACCTCTGGGGGCTTTTAATCCTACTGCCATATAATGTTATTAAAAATAAACAAAGGGCTAATCAGAAACGACCAGCCCTTGCATAATGGAAGATATGATTAGAAAATAAGAGAAAAGCCTATTTCTGTATCTCATCGTAGATGTGCTCTACCATAGCCCACACTTCATCAGGAAGTTGTTGCTCGGAAATAGCTTCACAAGCTCTCTGGAGATATGCCAGTTCCTCTGTTGAGAACTCTACCATCAATGGGGTTTCTATGTCCTTCTGAACATTCCACTTTATGAGGTGCTCCTCCTTCTTTTCTACGATTTCGTAATCAGTTTTGTCTTGCTCTGTGAGAGCGACCTTTTTAATGATAGACTTCTTCAAATTGAAGTCCATGAAATTGCCCTTCTCAGGCAAAATTGTCGGTATAAGTAACCGTTCTCTAATATGCAATTCCATAATTTCTGATATTTGTTTTGTAAGAATAGTTTGGAAGCAACCTGGATGTTGCCTCCAAACCGATTATTTTTCAATTTTAATGGTTATTTTCTCACCCTTCTTGTTAGCTGCATCCAAAATCGCATACAGCTTTTTGAAAGTCTCTGTCGAATTAATGACTTGACCTACAATCTTGTTTTGACCTACGAGAATACATCCGGCAGAGTTATGCTGGGTGTTACCGATATGTATCAGTATGCCATCGAAACCCTTCACATTCAAGAGCCTGGGGAGGTAGCCATTACAGAAAGCGTATGCGGCTCTGTTCTTAAATTTTGGAGACTGTACATTCAATGTTACACGGTATGTGCCGGTAGGAATGGCTGTCTCTGAATAAACTTTCTTGGCCTTAATTGCCAGTTCTGTCATACTGTCATCAAGCCCCCTGTCTTTATCTTCAATGGTATCACAAAAATATGCACCATCTATATACAGCTTTCCTATGCTGTATTTCGGTTTACAGGCAATTCTTTTAAGTTTTAGTTCCATCATTTTATTGATTTAAGTTGTGATAAAATTCGGTTTTGATATTGTCATAAGCCATCTTCACATTGGTAAAGGCTCGCCCGTTGTTGGGGCCATCTTCATGGTATATTTCACCTTCTACAACACCAGCAACCAGCCCAATCCATTCCTGGTTACAATATTTAGACAGCTTTTCACCTTTATATGTGAATGTGTCAAATCTGCTGTTACGGTCTTCGTGGATATTCTTCAGAAGCAATCTAATTTTCTTTTGTGTTGCTTCATGGTCGATAATATGATTTTCCTCTCTGACCTTTTTGATTATTCTGCAAACTTGCTCTATTGATAAGTCAAACGCAAATCCTGTAAGATTACGAATGCGAAGTTGAGTTTCTGGGCGTAACCCTTCTACAAGACTGTCTAATTTCTCATTTTGTTTTTGAGTTTCAGTGAATAATGCTTGCCATTTGTCTTGCTGGTCTGCTATTAATTTTTTATAATCATTCATCAAAGTTTTCCAATGGTCTTGCTGAGTGGATGATGATTTTCTATAGTCATCCAGCATTTTATTGATAATGGCTTTGAACCATTTGAAAATGGCAATCATCATAATTGCCGACAAGAGAAGGTAGAAGGCTGTGGTAATGGCCATCATGCCGTATTCACTAATGCCTTTTGCAACTTCTGTTACTGATTGTACATCTGTCATCGTATTTCTATGTATTCTGAGTAGTTTAACTGAACGTATGGATTATTTGTTACAATCATTTGCTTTACAGCCTGGCACCCCCATGACCACCACAAGAATTTGTGTTTTGGAACTTTATATAAGACTTGGGTAATATTGATAGGTACATTAAATGCCGCTTTCAAACTGTCATTCTGAATGGTGCCATTTAATGACATATAGTTATCTTTGAATGAAATGGCTTGTATTTTCTGGGGAACACTGTCCACCACGATTACTGTATCTTTTACTGGTACATAAACAGGAACTTCCACTTCCATTTCCTGCCTTGCGATAGCCGACACTTGTTTGAGTTTGATTTTTAAGTCGGTTATCATTTTGGTGTCCTGTGTCCGGTATTGTTTGTACTCATCTATAGTCAAAGAAAGAGCTTGCACCTGATAGGCTTGTTCCGCAGAGTCATTACGAAGCTCCTCGATATTGGAGAGCAGGCCATAGGTGTTATTCTGGTAGCGGTCTCGCTCATGGGCGATATTTTGTATTTGCCTGCATTGCCAGCCTATTACGGCGCATAAGCATATAAATGAGGCAACAAGGCATACTGTTTTCTTACTCATTTTTAATCGTTTACTTGTAATGACTGGCTTGGAATAAACCATTCTTTTTCGTTCTGATAGGGTCGGGTTAATTCAACCCAATAACCGTTCTTTTCTCCCTTTGCCACCACAACACCTGTACGGCCTATAAGAGACTTCAATTTCATCTTCAAAAGTTCTTCTGAAGGGATAATCTTTACAATTTTCTGTTCCATATATTTTTTATATTAGTTTTCTGGTTCTTTGGGCTTTTCCTCTGGTACAATGACATTGAATGTGATGCCGGTATTGCCATCACCTCCAGTCAGTTCAAGTTTACTTTCCTGGGCCGCTTTTATGCCATGTATGTCCATAACAGCCTTAGCAGCTTGTACAGCAACAGACCGTAAGGGGGCAACTGAAAGTGGTGTCCCTCTACGGTCTGTGTATTGTGCTGTGGATGTCTCTTCTACAATGTGCATCAGCTTCTCTGTCAAACGTGCTTTTAAGTCTGCGTTTTCATAGTTGGCGATTTTCCTCAAACTGTTAAGGTATTCGCTAACATCTTCACGTTCCATAAGCTCTCGTGCCTTCTTCAATGATATGCGGCTTGAACATTGAAAAATATCCTCATAGCATTTTCGGGCATTACCTGTATATGGATCACAACCGAAAATGTAAAGCTCACAAAAATCTTTTTCTTTTTGATTTAATGAGTCTGGTACCTTTATTTTTGTTTTCATCTTTCTTGAAATTATGGAACCCAGTATTTAGTACCGGGTTCCGTTTTAGAAAGAATAGAGTTTTGTGTCATTGGGTGTTGCCAGAACTCTCATTAGTTTCATTTTTATTTAGCAAATCTGCCATAATTAATTTACGGAACACATCTTTAATTCCTTCTAATGTTCCTTCAATTTCTTCCACGGTCTGAAGTCTGTCTCTGTTGAACTTAATCTGTAAGTCATAGCCAGAAATTTCAAAGACCATTTCTCCGTCTTCTTCGGCTTTAACACCAAAGATTCGCCTGTCTGAAATGGCATTGAAAGCCACTTCAGGTTCATTTGTTATTTTTTCTTCATTTTTATTATTTTCCATATTCTTAAATTCTAAAGTGAACACGGGATTTTTCTTTTTTGGTCATAACCATACCAGCACTGGCATAATCTGAGACGTTACGCATACGTTGTGATAATACCATAGCGACATTGGTCGTGGCGGTCACATCAGCATCAGCATCATGGGCATCGTCTAACTCGATACCCAATTTTTCTGACATGATTTCCAATTTGTAAGATGTCATATCGTCCAGATGCGACAAGGCTAACTGTCCCAAAACGATTGTATCTACATATAATGGTTGGAAGTGGCCGTAAAAATCCTTTTGCCCTCGCATGACTTTTTCCCATTCTTTTGTTTGACCTCCATATTCCATCAACTGCTGCATAAAGCCAATATCAAAGCCAATATTCTGACCTATGAGGAAAGGCTTGGCGTTTCGTCCCTTAGAGATAATGTTATGCTTTATGAAGTCTATCACTTCTGTGGCCACTTGTTTTATATCCACGCCCATGTCTTCCAGCATATCCATTGTTATTGCCGAATAGGTAAGAGCCTTGTCCTCATATTTCATTGGCACCTCATCGTCCTTATCAAATTTGCTCTTCAAGATCTTTCTTTTTGCTGCTCCCTTGTCTGACTGTTTACTATAAGGGTATATGTATTTTACATATCTGTCAACGGTCTCAAAGGTATCTATACGCACGGCGTGCAATGCTATCTGGGTGCAAGCGCAGTCTGTGCAGTCTAAGCCTCCAGTCTCAAAATCCAAGGTGAAGGCTACTATCACTTGTTTGTTGTTTGTTGGTGCTACCATATTATTTTTCTTTTTGAATGATACATTGTGCTGTTAGATATAATTTAGCTCTGAAGGCTTCTATCGTATGGTCATTGTTTATTACATAATCATAGAAGTTATCATCAAGCGATACACGTTCCTTGTCTCGTTCTTGACGGGATTTATCAATTCCTTCTTTATTGGGGCGAATGATTTTGATGGTAATAAGATGAAACGACATGGGGACCTGCTCTTTTGCCATCAAATTAATCAACCCTTTTTCATCAATTACATACACACTTGGGAAAAGAGTCATAAACTGGTTCCATTCAGTCCAGTATTCATATCCTCCAAATTGTGTGTAAGCACACATCTTACTCTTAGGCGGTATTTGTGATGGTTTTACAAACCAATGGTCACGCCCATTAATTTCACCTTGACGCATGGGTCTTGTAGTGTATGACACTATGGCTTCCCAACCAAATTTTTGTTGGAGATACTGGGAGGCGAATGTCTTGCCGCTTCCCGATTCTCCGATTATAGCGATTATTGTTTTCATATTATCTCTATTATTGATGATTTATATAACTGTAATCCGTTAGCTCCAGCATAGTCACTATATTTCACTTGTGCTGAACAGATGACCATCTTGTTTTTTGCCCATGACACACCATTGCCATGTGTGATGTCGGCACGCTTGTTCATCCATTCCTCATTCCAAATTATCATTTCTGCCAAATCATTGTTTTGTTGAAGTAGAAGTTTCCCGTACATTTTCTGTTCACCGGTTTTCTTGTCTTGATATTTCTTTTCTTCAATATCTACAATGCTGGCACAAATAGCGACACGTTTACCATCATAGTCTGGATCCAATACATTCTTTAACAATGTCCAAGCTGCTTTGCCCTTAATCTTAGGCTTGGCCTCTGAATTGTCATAGATACGTTTATAGTCTATGGCACCAATGCCACTGACAGAAATTTGTTGTTGGCTCCAGAAATAATGTTTGTCACGTAAGTCTGAGGGTATATCCTTTTCTTCTATCGTGAACCCAAGACAATCTGCTGCTTTCACCAATATGGCATAACGCTCGATTACCGATTGGGCATTTTCAATTTTATCAAAGCAGCCTGCCAGAATCAAATGTCTGACGTGTCTGGCATTGACAGGGCATTTTGTGCTTTCTTCAGGATTGTCTGGGTCATCCCAATATTGATATTTCTTTAATTTATAACGAAACACACGCTCGATGAAGTTCTCAATAGATGTGTATGATCCTCTGGCCTCTCTTTCATTCACAATCCATTTTGTAGCTTTTTCTCCAAGCATTTTAATACGGGAAAGCGACCAAAATATCTCATTGGTTTCAAAGTTTGTGAAGAAGATGTCTCCACTTACATTAATATCGGGTGGAACAATCTTAGCATTGCTGCAAAGGCTCATCTCACTCATCAATGTCGGAACTTCATCGTCATTCGCCCACTGAAGTGCAACCGTATAGAAAGCGGTTGGATAATTGGCTTTCAAGTAGGCACCGGCGTATGCAGTTACAGCGTATGCAGTAGCATGGGACTTGTTAAACAGATAACTTCCAGCTACCTCAAACATATTCCAGATGGCATCAGCATCTTCTTGTGGGCAACCATGTTTCAAAGCTCCGGTCAAGAATTTATCCTTATATGCGTTGATTTTGTCTTGCTTCTTCTTAGATATAAACTTTACCAACTTCACACCTTCTCCTAAAGATAGTCCACCTACCTCACGGGCAATTTGTGCTAACTGTTCCTGGTAACATAGCACACCGTATGTGTCTTTCATGGAGTTGTATGTGCCCCACAAATATACAGGTGCAGCATCTCCCAATTTACAGTCAACATATTTGTCGGCAGAGCCTGAGTCCAATGTGGCTGGACGGAACAAGGCGTTGGCTGCAATTAGGTCATCTATTTTTTCAGGTCGCATACTTACTAAGAATTTGGTCATGCCTTTAGACGAGAACTGAAACACATTTTGGGTATAACCTTTCTGAAGCAAGTCATACACTTTAGGGTCATCAAGTCCACTTTGAACAATACCCTGAAAGGTAAGTCCGGCATTGTATTTCTCATTGCACATCAGAATAACCGCTTGCAGTTTCGACAATTCTTTGATACCCAAGCAGTCATTCTTTAGCAACCCCTGCTCGTCCAGTGTATAACCGTCAAATTCTGATACCAGCATATCGTCCACTTTTTTAATTGGAGTAAAGTCAAAGCACTCCATATCTTTGCCTTCCTTATCGTCTGGAGTTACCAGCAGGGCTGAGGCATGGGTAGAGGAAGAGCGTGGCTGTCCCATTAATGTACGTATATCTTCTATGACTTGTGGATAATCCATAATGAAATTGCGTACTTTTTTGTTTTCTGCCGCCATCAAGAACAAATCCGTCCAACTCATTTTGTCATCTTCAAAGATTGCCGTGATGTAGTTGACGATATTGACTGGTACACGGTGGACACGTGCCACGTCTTTCAATACAGCCTTCAACTTCAATGTAGTAAATGTTCCTGCTGAGAACACTCGCTGCTTACAGTCATGGTTGTAACGGCGTTCTATGTATTCCTTCACTTCTGGCCGGCGGTCTGCTTGAAAGTCAACATCTACATCCGGTAAGGAGCCGCCAGGACCTTGCAGATACCCGTTATCCACAAAGCAGTCAATCGTATCAACTGCTTTGTGAGATTTCTTATGTGTTACGTGCAATATTTTCATTTCTTTATCCTCCTACCATACCAATCACCATCTTCTTTGTACGTTCTCTCAAAATCTGTCAGGGCATATTCTGGTATTATCATGCGCTTAGTGATATATGCGTCTGAAATGATACCGTCCAGTGACCGGCACCGGCTTAATGCAACATACAGCTGACCAGGGCAGAATGTTTTTGCAACATGAAGAATCACCTTGTCAAAAGTAAGTCCTTGACTCTTGTGTATCGTGATAGCCCATGCCAGTGTCAAAGGAATTTGGGTGCATGAACCAATCTCTTCTGACACTATTTCATTTTCTTTCAAAGCGAACTGTGTGTTGGCCCATGTGTGTGGCTCAAACTTGATTAGCATACCATTGTCCATTTTGACTGTTACAGCATTCTCGCCCAAAGCAGTAACCACACCCAGCATACCATTGTAATAACCTTTCATAGAATCGTTACACAGTGCCATAACTCTGGCACCAACACGTAGTTTTAATTCAATGTCGCAAGGGGCTGAGTTCTCTGAAAACTTATCTTTGAACACTGCCTTAGAATACCATGTAGGTTCTCCTAATAAAGTTGAATTGATATTTTCGACTTCTTTTCTATGGGTGCATACATGGATATGCTCACCTGTATAGGTTTGGCTCATCTGCTTATCCTTTATCTCACTCAGTAAATCCAATTCATCATTTGTTACTTGATAATTACGGATATGGTTCAATACATCAACAAAAGTCTGGTCTGTTTGTCGGAATACTTGGTTAAGTTCTACGACATGGAATCCCATTTCTTTCCATACTTGCGCATTGAAGAAGAAATAATCATTATAGAATCGCCCCAACACCTCTCGCTCTTCTTTTCTGACTACTGGAGGTAGCTGGAATAAATCTCCGAACATAACTATCTGTACGCCGCCAAAAGGCTCATCACAGCATCGTACCCAACGGAGTTTTCTATCTACTGTGTCAATGATGTCTGGGCGTACCATACTCACCTCGTCAATGATAAGCAATTCCAGCCGTATTAGCATTTCAGTTTTACGCTCTGAGAATTTATTATCTAACCGCTCCACTGGTGATATTGGTTTGAATGGTATGCCAAACAAACTGTGCAGGGTAACACCGCCTGCATTGATGGCAGCGATACCTGTTGAGGCGGCAACTACATAGTTCTTTTTACAATTCTTGATGAGATATTTTAAAAAGGTGGTTTTACCTGTGCCGGCCTTGCCTGTCACAAAAATATGCTCATTAGTTTGCATCACAAGCTCCATCACCTTATTCATCTCTGGAGTCAAAATCATATCTTTCATTTATTTTTGCTCGTTAATTATTTGTTTTAAGATATAGACCACAATAGCACACGTCATTTTCTCTGTAGTCTGAGCATGGACAATGCTTATCAGTTGATTTGTTGTGACATGGACATTCATCACTATTCGGTTCACAACGCTTCAAAATGGTGATGAATGTCTTGTCATTGGGATTAAGTTTCTACCCCGGTTTTCTTAAAATCTGAATCATAGTTAAATTTCGTCAAGTGTAAATAGCAGATCTCGATTATCAATTTGTATATCATCGCCATCTTGCAATTCATCAGCATAAACCACAAATGGCTCTTCTTTTCCTTTACGCTTTATCACCAGTTGAGCATCTTTGTCTATCTGGTAGATTTTATGGTCTTCTAACTCCACATTTACGTATTCAGTGGATTGCATATCCTCGCCTATTACCGTTACCTTTGAAGGATATAGTCCGGCACGCTCAGGCAGTAGGAAACGCTCAAACAATAAATCGTATTTTATTGGGTCTATAAGCGTTATTCCTAATAGGTAGAGAACTAAACATCCTCCGGCAGAACCACGCCCACAACCCACCAATATGCCGTTTTTTCTCGCCCAGTTTACAGTATCATATTGTACCAGCATATAATCTACATTGTTTGTGGATTCCAACACATAGATTTCATGTTCCAGCTGCTTGCGGTACTTTTCTTCCTGACCTTTGGGTACAAGTTTTCGGAAACCTTCTTCCAACAGCTTTAAAAACATAGTGTGACGGTCTCCAAATTGTTCTCTTTCTTCAGGTGTCATGTCATACTGTGGCATGAAGTTTCTGTCTGTTTCAAACTTTGCGACTGCTCCATCGGCAATCTTGACAGTATTCTCGCAAGCCCAGTTAAAAATGTCCTCAATATCCCATTTCTCTGCATCAAACAGAGGTACAATAGTATTCCAATGCTCATCTAAATCTTTGAAATATTGGTCATTACTTTGCTCATGGGCGGCTCCCTCTGCTATTTTATTGAGAATGATTTTATTTTTTGCGTCATCCTTATCTAAGTAATAGCAATCAGTTATCAATACAGGTGGCAAATCTCCTGTCTCGTAAATTTTATCGAAGTACAGTTTGGTAGCTTCCAATACCCGAATGTCAATACGTTCGGCCTTAAACTCTGACAGGTCCAACTGATAATAGCAATCGTCAAAGCTGTCAAGGAATCGGTCAATAGCATCACCAAGATTTACAAGCCAGTTGGAAGAATATTTATCAAACACGAGAATATTGCCTTTGCCATATTTCAGCAGATCTTGTAGCTGTATAACATACTCCTCTACATCTTCTCTCAATCCTTGTTTCTTTTCTTCTTCAGATTTTATAGAGTCCACATTGACAACTTTCTGAATACGCAACAGATTCTGCAAACCCTCCTGAGTCTGCACATATACCTTAGCTCCTACTTTTTCTATTCCATCTGAGAATGTCAGAGAGTAACCGAAAACGTGCTTAATGCCTGCTGCTTTACATTCTTTCTGAAGTATTAAAGCGGCGGCCATCGTGTTATAATCACATATACCTAAGGCTGGCTGTCCTAAGTATTTGGCTTTTTTCGTCCAGTCTGCTAATGAGAAACTGCCATTCAGCAGCTCAAAGGGAGTATGTACTCCCAAGTTTACAAAAGGTTGCTCGTGGGCACATTTCTGACGTTCTCCGATATATTTGAGAATATTGAATTTGAAATCCTTTCTTGTGTCATAATAATACCAATTATCACCAAACTTAAAGACGATATAGTTAATATCTTCTTCCTGAAGTGTTTGGATGTTCTCCATCGTGTTGAACTTAATGTTGTTGTCAGCATCTGTGCGAAAGATAGATTTAATCAGATTGGTATCTTCATAACCTTAATTCCGCAACACTTTGATTTAACTTTATTTATAAGTTCCTGAGCAACAAAAAGTTGCTCAGGATTTTGCCATGTCAGATTTTTCACTTATCTTAGTGTTGCAATTAGAAAACAAGCGAAAATCGTAACAAGA